GCACCTGAAAAATTATTTATATTTGATGTAAATCTTTGTATTTTATCGAAAATTCTTCCGTTTGGTTCTTGATTTTGTTCAAGAAATTTGTTTTGAATTTTCCGTTTGATTAATTCTTGAATCAGTTCATTTTCATTATTTAACATATATATCTACATTCCATAAGATGTGCCTTTTGTTGTTCCGGTTCCTGTTGTTGTTGCATTTCCGGAGCTTGTTGATAAAGAAAGCGCTTGATTTCCATTAACTGCATTTTGACCTTGAAGATAAGCATTCATTAATAGATTAATCATATTTCCTGTATTTGCTTGACTATTTGCAAGCAGCTGTGCAGAATAATCGGAAATGCTGTCCGTTATTGAATCGGAGAGATTATTGTATAAATTTGTAGCCGAACTGGAGCGAAGCATATTTCTTTGTGACAATGGATTTATAATATTATTTTCGAGCGCTTTTATACTGTTTTCGTTAAGATTTTTAGTATATGCTTGCAATAATGCCTGATTTGTTGCAGTATCAAGCGTTGGATTTCTATATTCTTCCAACAAATCGTCCATATTTTTATTGGTATAATCATAGACACTTTTATATGCAGTGCCGTCATTTAATGTCGTTGTTGTGCCGTTATTATCTGTAACAGAAGTTACATAGGGGTTTTTGGTTGTTGTTTTTTTGTATGTAGTAGTTGACTTTGAATTTGATTTGGATTTTGAACCACCGCCCATAAATTACCTTTCGTATTTATATATATTTTTTGAAATTTTTTTAAAACCACATTTTAAAATAGTGTAAATTGCTTGTTTGTGGCTGGTTTTTGCATAAATATCACAATTCCACCAAGAAAGAGATTCTTTTAAACAATAAATATTGATAAGATGCGTATGCCTATTAGCAAAAGCATTTACAAAAAGTTTATTATTTCTTTCATAGTAATAAATACAACCAATATGCTTGTTTTCAACAAAAAAAGAATAAAAAAATGTATTTTCAATCAAGCTGTCAAAAGATTGGTTATCCCCTATTGCTTTTTGATTTTCTTTATACATTTGTTGGCATTCGGAATAATTAAAATTTGAATTTTTAGGAATTAAAATTTTTGCTCTGTAAACTTTATTCATATTTTTATTTTTGGGTGTACATTGTATGTACAAAGTGGTATAATATATTTATGGAGCAAAAATATCTAGTTAAAAAAGTTGGTAAATATACATTTAAATTTAAACTAGATTTAAATCCATTAAATAATCAATATGAGCCGCATATATACCATAGACATTTAATTACTCCAAATGACGCCATAAAAGCATTTTTTACAATAACTCAACAAAAATGGAATGAAGCATACAAACGATATGAAGCATATTCACAATCACAAGATATTATTTTGTACTATATGAAGTTAAAAGAAAAAGATACATATTTATTTATTATTACAGCTTTTAACAACTATGGAGACTACTGATTATGGACAAAAATAAAAAATACACAAATAAAGAAATTGATGAAATGTTAAAAAATTCAACAGAAGAAATTGTTACTTGTGATAAAAATATTGTTGATGAATTTGGCAATGTGCATAATATTGACATCATTACGGAACAAGCCGAAACTTCAATTAAGAAAAAATATCCTAAAGTCAATTTCAGATGGTCTGAATTTGAAATTGCTAGAGCTAAAAAAATTGCGAAAAAACTTGGTATGCCTTATCAAACATATCTTAAATCATTATTAAAACAAGGTATGGATAAAGACGAGATTCATTTAAAGGAAATGTAATTATATTTGCTTTACTTTTATTTTGCTAAATTCAATGTTTTTAATGCAAAATGCTTCATTGTGTGAATAACAATAAAATTGTATTTCAAGAGTTTTAAATGTTGCTGAGGGCAATTTATATATTGAATTTAGCTCCTTTAATGGAAAATAATTTACATCCCAACATCCATTATCATAATAAAGCACGTCTTTCATCGTTTTTATTTCAATTTTTTTAATTTTCGGGGCTTTAAAAGTATCGTAATTTTTAATATATCTTATCCAAAAATTACCTGTATATGTCATATCGATTGTCAAACGTGGTGGGAAATATAAAATTTTTAATGTGTTATCAATACCAAGGTTTAAAGGAGTACATTTATAAAATGCGCGCACAAACGTACCATCGAAAGTGTCAGATAGATACTCTTCATAAATTCCACCGGCATCACCACCTGAATATAGCTTATTATTAATAATATTAAAACAAGTTACATGAGGGCATTTTCTTTTAATCCATTCTTTGTGGATATAGTCAAAAATCATAATTGTAGTTATATCCGGTTCTCCTGTCGGAATTAAAAACCATAATTCATTTCTGTCAGATAATACAATGGATAGAACCCTGATTTCATTAATTCTTGATGATTCAATTTCACAAAGCTCTTGTTGGATATCGAGAGCAATATTATCGCCCAATGTTTTATCGCCATTGACAACCTGATTAAAAGAGAAAACACCCTTTTTTGTGTCATCATAGAAATATAATTCTGTTCCGTGAAAAACCAAAGAATTATAGCTTGCGCATCCGCCCGGCGATTCATCTGTTTGAGTATATGGATATTCACCCGACAGCAAAATAGAACTGTCTTTAAAGAATATTGCCAAGCTTCCAAGATAAGGAATAATTGCAGTAATATTTTTTATGTATTCGATATAGCCCGATGAAGTTGAAATTTTTGTGTCAGAAGTTGAAAAATCGTAAATATTTTCTTGAACGCTATACCAAAGTACATTTCCGCTAAAAATCCAAAGCCTGTTATCATAATTGATTAATCCAAGACCTTTAACGGTTCTGCCATCCATATCCGATAAAACCATTTTTTGGACTTCATTTTCAGCTCCAATTTGGATACTATAAATTTCTTCTCCATTTGAAATGACGAATAAATCAGACCACCCTTGGGCAAAATCAAGACCGCAAGAAACTCCGGTTAAACAAAGAGAGTCAACTTTTAAATTAACAGTATTTAAAATGTGATTGTATAAGTATATTTTTCCCTCTAAGCTATTTTCGGTATGTACAAAAAAATAAGTATTATTTTCTTGTATGCTTTCAAAAATATTAATAACTCTTTCGTCTGACGGAATTAAAGTACAAACCTTGACGTGACCCTTGGCGGTTCTGATTCCAACACCACTATTTATTCCTGTGTTAAATAATTCAACATTTTGAATATCTGATGCGGTAATTAAACTATCTGAAAAATTTGCATTGATTCTTCTTATACCGCCAAATTTATTACACATTAAAGATGTTGTTTTTGTTGTCATTTACCAAGTAACTCTTTTGTCTTTATTTATCCCTGATGTATAATTTAATAAAATTTTATAAGCTTTATCGTATTGTTCTTTATAGCCTGAATAATTTTCGTCATTTTCCGAAGCAATCGCATACAGCATCGATTTTGTTATAAGGGCATTTTTAAAAATAGTTTCATATTTCTCAGGTATATCAATAAAATCTTTGTCATTAACCAAAGAATAGATATTGTCTCCAAAATCATTTGTTCCAATTGCCAATGTTAAATATTCAATGACAACGGTATAAACGTCATCAGGAGTCGGATAAAGCAATAATTCATCGTTGCTTATGCAAAAACCAACCGGCAAGCCTGTTTTATCTTCTAAAATTTCTATATTATCAAGATATTCCATATAATTTTTGTTTATTCTTATGGAATAAACCTGATTTCCCGAAACGAATTTTTTTAAAATATTTCCATTTGGAGTTACATATTGGCATGTGTTTGGTTTTGTAGAAAAGGTCATCTTTTTTGTTCTAAAGGGAAAAGGATGTGAACACCAAAGCTCACTAAGTGCTTTATTTATTGAAGATTTTAAAGCGCTTTCCATTTCATCAATGTTTTCAACATCTCCGTCATACATCGACCAAGCCTGACCTGCAACTTCGTTATAAATATCGATAAAAGTTAAGGTCATTTATTTTCAGCCTCTTTTTGAGCAATTTTTTCTTTTATTGTGTCGATTTTCATTGATTTTAAATTGCCGCCAACCCCTAAAGATTTTGCTTTTTCAATTAATAACTCTTTCTCATTATCAACAACCACAAGCTCTTTTACGGTTTGACTAATTTCAGATTTTTTTTGTTCATAGGCTTTGCCTGATATGATTTCATAATTTCCTCTGTCTTCAAGGAATATCCTTTTTGCTTCATCGTCAGGCAACAAAAAAATGTTGCCTGTTGGAATAAATTTTATTTCTGTCATTATCCTTTCCTTATAATCCAATTTTTTTACCAATTGCATAAATTGTTCCGGCGAAATTGGAGCTAAAATCAATATTTATATCACCATTTTTATCAACAAATCTTGCCGGGTCTTGTAATTGCAAAACGGTAGTAGCGGATTTTGCTGCAGTTAAAGTCAAATCGCCAAGTATAGAGTTTGGATATTTTTCACCCTTTAAAATGGTAATTGTACAATCTGCTGTTGAATATGTGTTATTAACGACAATAAAAAGAGTATTATTCATACACTCTAAAGAATTTTTAATTTTAATACCGTTTGAAACAGTGACGGCTTGTGCTGTGATAACTTTTATACCTGCCGATTGAGTATTTTCAATAACAGGCAATTGAATTTTAATTTCATCTCTTGCCATTTTACACCTCTTTCCTACCTATGCTGCAGACCTTGTTGATAATTTTAAAGGCGCTGAAATTTTAACAGTTCCCAAAAAGTCTGCTCTTGGCGCACCAACGCCATATAATCCATATCCTTTGTATCGTATGTTAAAATTCTTTTCAGGCATATAATTTTTCATGTTTAATTTTTTAGAAACTCCGCCTGCAAGAGTTTTATTTTTAACGCCAAATAAAGGATAATAAATTGTATTGCTATCTTCCGGCACGCTTGCTATATTGTTTGAAATTACAATATCCCATCCGCAAAGGCGACCGATAAAGCCTTTTGCAATCTTTTTATGACCCGATTCTACATATTTTAATTCTTCAAGTTTTCCTAAATAAAATTGGAATTCCGGCGGAACTATTGCAACCATTTGTCCGTCAATCCAATTTGTATGCCCTTTTCCGTCTCCACGTTGAAATTTGGCTTGCATATACGCTAATATTTCTTTAGCATATTCTGCATCCAATTGAATTGCACCATTGTTTGAATCTGACAAATAATGTCCAGCTCTTGTGTACAATTGTCCATAAGCGCTATCAATACAAGCGGCAAATTGTTTAATTGCGTCTTGTGAATATTCTTTAGCTAATTCAACTTTTTGTTTCAAGTCAGGCGCATTTGCTATCTGTTGTTTTTTGACTTCATCAACTTCAAAATGAAAAGCCTTGCCCTTATCAAATTTTATTTTTGCGGTAGTTGTGTTTGTTAGCTCGGCATCGGGTAAATCTCCGCCATTATAATCAAACAAATTTACCATTGCGGGCATAATTACATCTACTTCACTGCCATGCTTGACTCCATCCTTAAGCTCAGTATGAGCCAATTGTCCTATTACCATTTCATCATAAATATACTT